CTTCGGGCGCCGTTTTTGCTGGCTGCGCCGCCGCCCATCCGATGTGAACGATCCGGGGCTCTGCTCAGGACTGCCATCTCGCGTATACTTGCGGGTCTTCCTCAGTCCGTGGACCTGAAAACCGAACCCGGACGCTCCCTCGACGCCATACCCATGACTGCAAATCCGCGCCGCATCTCGGTTGCTCCGATGATGGACTGGACTGATCGCCACTGCCGCACGTTCCACCGGTCGCTGAGCCAGCACACGTGGCTTTATACCGAGATGGTGACGACGGGCGCGCTATTGCATGGCGATGTGGCGCGGCACCTGGATTTCGATGTGGCCGAGCAGCCCGTGGCGCTGCAGCTGGGCGGCAGCGAACCCGCCGATCTCGCGCAGGCAGCCAGGCTGGGCGAGCAATGGGGCTATAAGGAAATCAACCTCAACTGCGGCTGCCCCTCTGAGCGCGTGCAGCGCGGTGCGTTCGGTGCCTGCCTGATGGCGGAGCCTCGGCTGGTGGCCGATTGCGTCAAGGCGATGCGGGATGTGGTGTCCGTGCCGGTGACGGTGAAGCATCGCATTGGTATCGATACGATCGAGCACTATGACTTTGTTCGCGACTTCGTTGGCATTATTGCCGAGGCCGGTTGCGAAACATTTATTGTCCACGCCCGTAATGCCATTCTGAAAGGCCTTAGCCCGAAAGAAAATCGAGAAATTCCGCCGCTGCGGTACGAAGTCGCATACCAGCTGAAGAAGGAATTTCCCCAACTCGAAATCCTGATTAACGGCGGCATTGGCTCTTATGGCGAAATGGAAGAGCACTTGCGCCACGTGGATGGGGTAATGATCGGCCGTCAGGCTTATCACGATCCCTATATCCTCGCCGAAATGGACAGCCGTTTCTACGGCGTCGACGGGCCGGTTCCCACACGCGAAGACGCCGAACTCGCCATGCAAGCCTATATTGGCGAACTGGTGGAGCGGGGCGGCTATATGGGCGCTGCCACCCGGCATATGCTGGGTCTCCATCGCGGGGTCTATGGCGGACGCGGCTGGCGCCGGGTGCTGTCGGATGCACGGCGCATGAACGCCGCCCGCACCCGTTCCGACGTAGATGCGCTGTTCGAAGAAGCGCGCTCCCATTTGCGTCCAGACCTCCTGGAAGCGGCGTGAGCGCCCTGCGCACGTGACGGCCGTATGCGACCGGGCTGGAGGAAAAGCTCTAATTTCGAACGATCGTGCTATGCAGATGGCGCGAATGTATGCCCCAAGGGCGTTTGCGGCGGTTGAGGTGACCGGAAACCCGCGTGGGCAAAGGGATTCCCCTAATTCGCCAGTACTGTGGCATGTTCTTACACTGTGCCTGCCCTCGAATACGGGGCTTTCTTCAACTGATTTTTGAGCCCGCCGTGTGCGGGCTTTTTTTCTGCCCCGTCTCCTTGTTGCCACAGCTACCGTGGGTTTGCCCGGATGGTGCGCCGTGCGTTCGGGGTCTACATTGAATGTGCCTTCAGGGCATTGAGATCGCTAATTTAAGAGTCCGCTTGCGAGCGGGCTCTTTTTTTTCGCGGGTCACGGTATGCACGGATCAGGCATAAAGCGGGGCCACAGCTGACGCTGAAAAAAAAGCAGGCGATGCTCGTCGGGAGTGATCGCCTGTCGGGAATGTCGAGGGGGTCAATGTCCCTCGGGAAAGAGTATCCAATAGCATTATTTGCGGCAAAACCCTGCCGTGGTGGGGCAAGGCCTTCGCTTTTCGGAACATAGGCCGATACGTGAAACCGTGGTTATTGTTAAGACATGCCCTGTCGAGCGGTGCGTAGGTCATGTTACGATGCGCCTTAAAAATGCCGCGACAGTCGGCATGGGATGCGAGTCGGTTCTTGAAGAAGGCGGCTCCAAGTGGGGGAAAAGCAGGTGGGCTGGCCGGTTCGTCGGTGCGACGGGGATTGTCGAAGCAAGCGAAGCGGAAGCGAGCCCTGAGGAAATGAAATGGAAGCGGAAGAACCATTCGGTGAAGTCTTCGAGGACTACCGGGTGATCTGGGTAGCCGAGCAACTGCAGGACGGCAAATGGACTGCGCGCTACTGCTGGCATCCAGGCACATCCCTCGACGCGGGCAAGGCGTTGCAGCGCGACGTCCTGAACGGCAAGTCGAAACGCTTGCTTGGACTCTTTCCGAGCGAGGCAGAGACCATCGCTGCAATCAAGGAAGCGGTGCTGCTGGAAGCAAAGTGGGTCGGCCCACGATGAAGTCCCGCAGCCTCACCAGCGAACCGGAAATTTTTTTGTGCGGGATACTAGCCATCTGCCGAGAATGCTTGTATAGTCTTGTTCTTCGCTGATCGACGCAACGGTCAACGAAAAATCTCTACGGTGGCTGTAGCTCAGTTGGTAGAGTCCAGGATTGTGATTCCTGTCGTCGTGGGTTCGAGTCCCATCAGCCACCCCAAAGAATTCAAGGCTTAGCAGGTTTGTAACAACTAACTTGCGAGGTATTTTGGAAGATGAGTTTCCAAAATTGGAAGATGCCCGCCAAGACTGAGCGGGCATTTTTCATTTCAGCGCGTCGCTTTAACCTTGCGCTCGCGTCGACGGTCGTACACCTTAGCGACCATTTTTCCATCCGTGTGGCCGGTCGCGTCAATGATCTTCGTGTCGCCGCTATCCATCCGATCCGTGACCGCGCTAGGCCGCATGTCTGCCAGGGCGAAGCGCCGGAATGCAATCTCCCGCTTTGCGGCTTCCGCTTCACAGTAGGTCATCAGGCGCGTCCAGATCGTCGTCCAACCACTTCGGCTGTACTGCTGGCCGGACGTGTTCCCGAAGACATACATGCCGGCCGTGCGCTGCAGGGACATGGCCTCATCGATCACTGCGCGCAGCTCGGGCGACCAGTTCACCAGCTTCCAGCGCTGCGCCTGTCCTGCCTTGCGCTTGCCGATCGGTACCTGCAGGCCTTCGGGCAGGATCCGCTGCCGCAGTAGCCCGCGCATCTCATCAGGGCGGCTGACCGTCAGGAATGCGGTATAGGCACACAGCGCCATGATCTGGTAGCTGCCGCCGCGCTGGCGCGCGACCTCACGCATCAGCGCCATTTCGGCTTCGGTGACAACGCGGTCCTTGGGCTTCGTGGGGTTGTACTTAATGCCACGACACGGATTCTCTTCCAGATCGCCCTGACGCCGACCGTATTCCAGGACCGCGGAGAGCAGGGCGATTTCCTTGTTGGCTTTGGCCGGGGCTCCCTTCTTAGCCCGATCCGCAAGGTACCGGTAGATGTGTACCGGCTTGATTGCTGCGGGCCGCACCTTGCCGAATACTGCGACGAGTCGCTTCGCCTCGTTCCTGTTCTCGTCCAGCGTTCCCTGCGCCTTGCGCGACTCACTATCCTTGGGCAGCGCTTCCTGCCAGTCAAAGTAGCTTTCGAACAGCGCCTCGGTGGTGCCCGACTTGACCACGTTCCCGTTCAGTTCGTTGGCCCGCCGGATCGCGTCATCCTTGATGGCGGCCACAGCCTCGGCATCGCGCGTCGGGGCGGACAGGCGGAATGCCCATTTCCCATCGGCCAGCTTGTAGCCGAAGCTTGTGGTGCGATCGCCGTAGCGCGCGTAAAGGCGGAAGGGCAGCCCATCAGGCCGCTTGCGTCGTCCGATCATAGTCAGATGGCAGAGAAGTCAGGTTCGGCCTCGGCGGCCTGTGCAGGGGCGACGGATTGCGCAGTGCCGCGCATGCGTGCCTCAAAGTAGGTTCGGTCTACCTGGGGGAAGCCCCGCAGGTTGGGAATGAACGGTACACCGTTGCGTGTCAGGTGGCGGCGCATGCAGGCGTAGCTGTTGCTCGCGCAGCCGATCACGTCTGCCAGTTCATCTGCGGTAAGGAATGCGCCCATGGCGTTCTCCCAGTACTTGCGCGTCAACCTCAGGACGCGGGCTATGTTGGCTTGCATTTATTGCGGGTGGGTAATTTGGTCTAAACGCGCTTTCCGATCCTGCGGAGATACCAAGGCGGTAGACTCGACCAATCAAACTCGTCTTTGAAGTCGCCGCAGTGATGGTCTCGCTTCGTCATAACGTGGCCTGCATCGAGGGGGTGATTCACTCGCATTCCGAGCATGGAATATCGCTCGTGACCTGGCACTGGTGCGCTCTTGTGGCATTCGCCTACCAGCGTATTGATTCGGTGCCACCAATCGCAGCCAGCACAACAGGGGCCGTGCTCGGCATAGAAGCGGTCTGCGAGTTCCTGCTCTTGATCAGGGATGTCAACCACCATCACACCCCCTCCGCCCCGTCATTCCCCGCAGACGGGGCGGCAGGTAGTGGCATCCAGTGCGTGGGCGTCCACGAGGCCCCGTGGATGCGCCAATAGCCTTGTTGGAATGCACCTACCTTGATCCGCCAATCGCCAGGGCAGTCAAACTCGACTGCCACCAGAAGCGGAATGTTTGTAGGCGGTTCGACATCCTCGGTGCTATGCCACCCGCCCCCAGGCTTGCTGGCGCCCTCCAGTTCGCGGATGCGGGCGATCAGTTCAAGAATTCTGCGCTGATAGTAGGCTTCGCTCATCGTCAATGCGACAGCAGGGTCGCATTCCTGCTCCAGCGCATCCAAATCCAGCTTCTCATTCACAGTGCATCCTCCTCGGTTGCGGTCGTGTACCACGGCTTGTATCCGGATTTCACGTAGAACACCTCAGCGCACGAGGGGCACCGCAGGTCAAAATCACGCTCGTTTGGAGGCGCGTCCCATACTGAAATGGGATCGCCGGCCGCGTCCTCGGCGGCGTGCATGTCGTCAGTATCGTACTCGTGTCCGCAGTGTGGGCACACGGGCTGCACGGTCTGGAACGTCTCACTCATTGCTCTCTCCCTCTGCGCGGGCGCGCTCGTCCTCTGCCGCCGCTTCCGTCGCGTGCTCTATGCCTGAAACCAATTCGTATTCGCCGTTAGCGTTCAAGACGCGAGCCAGCATCCATACGTCCTTGCCGCGAAAAAATGCGACTTCGATAGTTGGGTAGTTGCGCATCACTCATCCCCTCCCGACTGCTCGCGGGACATGGCGGCGCGGTCTTGCCGTTTGATCGCTCGAATGGATGCTGCGACCTCAACGAAGGTGGCCCCGGAGCGTGGAGCCTCGTAGTTCTCCACGAGGCGCGCGGCTTCTTCCAATGCATCGCGGCGCGCTCTCATCATGTCGGCATTGTCGAAGTGGCTTGGATCGTCCCTCTTGTCGCTCTCTGCCGCAGGGCGCGCAGCCAAGTCAAGAATCGCACGAATAATGGCAGCGTCTTTGATGAATCCTTTTTCCTCCAACGTCCACATTCCCCTGTCTAATGCGTCCCTCTGTTCCTGTGTTAGCGCCACCGCCCCCGCATCGGCCTGTACCTGCTGGGCGGCTCGACCTGATTCATAGCCGGCCTCAAACCATGGGAAGCTTTTAGGCCAATGCTTGGGCTCCATCCGATGCTGGAATTTTGTCAACGTCCGCGCGTACTTGTCGAATGCATCTAGTAACGCCTCGCGCTCATCCTGCTGCGCCGATGCCTCATTCGGATGCAGGCCCGCACAATTGGCCATTCCGCAATGGCAGTTCCATTTCGTCTCGTCGCCACCGTAATCCTGCTGCGCCGACTCGCAATCACACGTGCCAGTGCAAATGGCGCTCTGCTTGATCTTTGCACCACCGCATTTCTCACAGCGATTTACCTTGTATTTCGGCTCATCCTGCTGCGCCGATGCGGCTGGAATAACGATCCCCGGCGCGTTCAATAGAATTCGTGCCGCCATCCGCTCGTTATCAGTCCGATAACCATCATCATTGATGGAGTGCAGCCATGATTTGATGTCCACCCCCGCGCCCATTTCCCCAGGCTGGCGAGGGGCGGCGAGGACTCCTTCAATCGCGTCTAGCGCGTCTTCCAGAGCCACGTTGTACGAGATCGCGTGGTTCTCGTCGTCGCACTTCGCAGGATCGAGCCACAACGCCTTGATACAAGCCGTCAGCCCATCCCCCGCTGGGAGCTGGGCGGCAGGCTCGTACGTCTGCGCGAAGATGTCGGGCTTGCAGGGGTATCGCTCGCCCTTGACGCCAGTGATGATCCAGTCGCCGGGGCAGACGCGATGACCTTGCTCCAACGTGTCGATCCAGCCGTGGACATGGTGAGGCTTTCCGCATTGCTCGCACGCGCTATCACCCGACACTTCGGGATGGCGGTAATAGCGGACCACCTTCCCTTCGGTCAGTTGTTCGCCATCTTCGGCAGTCACAATGCCGCGCACGTCGTCCATCGGGTGATCGCCGTTTTGGAACCATTGACTGGCCTCGATCACAACAGGTTTCTTGCGGAAAGTAAGCGCCCCGCGCGCGTCGTTGTCGTTCTTCATGTTCTTAGTCCTCGAGAGTGGCCAGCCAGTCCAGGCTGCAGTCCAGCACTTGTGCGATTGCGATGAACGTCATCAGATTCGTGCATCGCTTGTTCTGTTCGATGTTTGCGATGGTCGGGCGCGACAAGCCAGTGCGTTTCGCCAGCATGTATTGGGACATTCCGCGTTCCTCGCGAGCAAACTTCACGCGCTCGCCGATGGATGGTTTCGTTGCTGCGGTCATGTCTATCTCCCGATCACATCCAACATTTCCGTGTTACCGCCAACCTGGGCGTACACCCAGCGGTAGCTGTCACGCTGCTCGCGTCGCGTGGTGCTGGCCTGCAGGTCATCCGCCAGGTTCAGCCCCGCGCCGATAGCCTTGAATTCGTCGCCAGTGCAGCCGTACTTGCCGGTCCGCTTCCAGCGCTTGCCAACCTCGCAGATAGCCGCCAGCGCCTTCTCCATCTCGTCCTGCACTTCCGGCTGGTGTGCAAACGATTTGTTCGCGATGGCGTTGCCGCAGTTCAAGCGGAAGACGATGGTGTGCCAGCATTCTTCGCCGCCTTCACCCTTCAGTATCTTGTCCAACATGGCGTGCGGTACCAGCTTCAGGTCGATGTCCGCGCCGCCGCTGTGCCGAAAGATCACCGGCAGCGCCTTCGTCTCTCGCGCCGGTCGACCGGGCTTGCGTCGCTTCTTGCTCATGCCGCGCTCCTGGCATCAGCCTCCGCAGCCCGTTGCATCGCTTCGAGCTCGTCGTTGCGCTTGCGCAGCGCCCGGATCTCGTCGGCCGCATCTCGGCGCATCTGGCGCTCGTCGCTGTGCTGCCAGTAGCTGGGTTCGAACTCAAGCCGTTGCAGGATGTCCATGACAGACCTCGCTAGGAATAAAAAGTGGGCCCGGCTACCTTCGCCGTAAAACCGAGCCCAACGGGGGGTTCAGATCAGTTCCACGCCCAGCTCGGTCGCGGCGAAATGCATGATCCGCTCCAGGTAGGCGTTGAATTCCTCGACGTTCAGCGTCGTAGTGCTGATCGCCGTTGTGCCGCCACCGGGCAGGTCTTCGCAGCCGATGAAGAGAGACGCGAAGTAGCAGTGCCAAGCGGCGGACGAATACTGCCGGCCGTCCAGCCACGCGTTTTCCGCGATGTCGTTTAGAGTTGCCCAATACTTCTTGTTGGCCTGCGTCGAACGCTGGGCGCGGTGCTCGGCCACGCTGATAGCCAGAGGCTTGCCTGCGTCGGCCATCTGGCGCCAGTTCCCTTTCAGAAAGGCCCACAGGGCTTGCGCGTTGTTGTCACCGCGCAGGACGAAGGTGCGGAGTGCTTGTGCCATGGCTTCCCCTTACGCCGCGATCTGCCGCAGCATGCGTTCGTTTTCCTGCACGCGCGCCGCGAAGCTCATCAGGTCCGCTTCCAACTCGTTGATGGCGTTGTCATCGCGGTCGATGCGAATGATGGTCAGGTGTCGGCCGATAGGCTCCAGATCGGGGGCCCACAGCACCAGGTCAACCCAGCGCCGGCCAAGCAGCCACATGGCGCCGTTGCACTGATCGACATAGGCGCTGATGTCGCCGCGCACGACAGCCGTGAACAGCGTGTCTGACGACACCATGGTCTTGATCTCGACAATGCCGTCGTCGTCAATCAGGCCGTCGACGGAGACGCCGAACAGCCTGTCGTCTGTTGTGATGAATCCGACTTCCTCGACCAGATAGCCGGTATGTGCCTCGTAGTGCTGGCGGGCGAACGGTTCTTCGGTCGTGCCAGTTCGCATGGCTGCATTCACGAACTTGCTGGGAGCTGTGCCGCCGACGCGCTCGCGGGCAACGTCCATGGCATATACCAGCTGGTCCTTCGTCGGCTCGCCTCGGACAATACCTTCCTTCTTCTGCGCTGCCGTCGGCTGCTTGAAGTCGCGGCAGTCCTTGAACCGGCTGCCAGTGATGACGCCGCGGCGCGACGCCAGCCATTCTTCGGAACCCTGCGGATCGTTGTGGAAGATCATTGCTCGCTCCCTGCGGCGTCCATGGCCGCGACAAACTCGTCATCGACTGGCGGCGGATCGGCGTCGACCGTGGTAGCCGGGACGTCGATCACCTGTTCCTGTTTCTTCAGCTTCGTGCGGTGCTCCATGACCGCCTGCTTTAGCCTGGCGTGGTCGCCCGGTTGCTTGGCCAGCTTGGCGTTGTTCGCCTTCCAGTAGGCCAGCGCCTCGGCGTCGGTCTTGGTCGCAATGGCGGCGGCAATCATCGGCACCACATCTACCTTTTCCGGAGCGGAAGCAGCATCAAATCCCAGACCCTCGCCACCGTCCGTATTCAGGTGGTGAATAGCCTGTTCAAGCCGTTCCGTCTTCGGCCACAGCTTGTAAGCGCGCTTGATGACCGTCTTCTTTGCCATTTCGCCCGGATCAGTCACCCATGGGCAGGACTTCTGTTTGCTGATCCATGCCTTCCAGGCGCTGGAACGGTCGCGGATGGCGTTCACTTCCTCGATGGTCATCGTGGTAGTGAGGTAGTCGCCGTCGGCAGTCTTGACCACCACATACACACCAACTACGTCACCGCGGTTCTTGTCGAACGGTTTGCGACCATGGGTGGGTGGCTTGTCAAAGCCGTTCAGCGTGAAAGCGTCACCGTCATAGACCAGCTCTGCCTGCCCCCAACGGATCGAACCGGAGCCAATCGCCAGATCGAGCAGGCCGATATAGCTGATGTCCAGGCAGATCTTTCCGTCACGCGGCACCAGATATGCCTGCTTCTTGGCGGGATTCAGGCTGATGCCGATAGCTGCGATGTTGGTGACCGCGTTCACCACCGACTGGCGGTTCTTCTGCGCGATCCCCATCGCATAGTCACTGCCCGTCAGGCTCTGGATCGCAAAGCCAGCCTCGCGCTCGAAGTTCAGCGAACGATCCGTCAGCACCGACGCGAAGTTGTCGCGGGCCGAGTAGATGTCGCTGGTGATGATTTGTAAGGCGCTCACGTTGTTCCTCGTATGCTCTTAGGGTCTCCGCCACGTCATCCAGGTCTATGGCGTCGTCGTCCATGTCACTTCAATCCGCCCACAGCGACGTATGCGAATGCTCGGGCCACGCGCTGCGGGACATAGCCAGTGGAGATCGGCGTGCGCGGCCCATTGATGCCGTTGACCGCGTTGTCGATCTTTGCGCGAAGCAGGTCTGCGATGACCCGTGCGCAGCGGTGGCTGTAGTCAGCGTCGCGGCGCTCTTGCTTCGTCAGGCGGACGCCGGTGTGCAGCGACTTGATGTCAGTCATCTTCGGAATCATTTCCACCCCTTCACGATCTGGATCAGGTTCGCCACCAGCAGGGCGAAGGCGAAGGTGCCACCGCAGACGTACAGTGCGCGGCGGTTGCGGGACTGCCAGGCGCGGAATGCGCGGAGATCGTCGATGTCGATCATGGTCAGTCAACCTCCACGAACTCGCCTTCTTCGTTCAGCTTGTAGAAGGTGTCTGCCTTGATGCCGTTCTGCCCGACGATGGCAGCCTTGGCGTGGACGATCTTCCAGTAAGCATCGCGATATACGAGAAACAGTGCGCAGCCATCCTTGCCTTGCGCCTTTCCGTGCCTGCCACTGGAGCGNTGGCAGCGCCGGAGTAGCCCGAAGCGGTGGCAGCGCCGGAGTAGCCCGAAGCGGTGGCAGCGCCGTAGTAGCCCGAAGCGGTGGCAGCGCCGGAGTAGCCCGAAGCGGTGGCAGCGCCGTAGTTGCCCGAAGCGGTGGCTGACTCGTTGCGCCCCTTTGCCGTCACGGCTGCGTTTTCCAGGTGAGAATCCTTGCCTTCAACCGGTGTGCAACGCTTCGTGCGCCACTCAATGCCAGCCTTAACCAGTCCAACGATGTCGATTTCCGCCTTGATCGTGATCTTGCGGCTAGCGACCTTCGAATCTTCCTCGTGGCGGCTCAGATCGCCGGACTGTTCCACGATGGCGAAACGGGACTTCGATGCGTTGTAGTAGCGCAGAACGTGTAGCGGGTCTTCGCAAGCGTGGAAGCCGCCAGCACATGCCTCGACTTCGCCCTTGTGCTCATACGATTCGCCCAGCGCATATTGGAATCCTCGGCACGTCCAGTCCTTGTTGAAGCCCTTATAGCTGGTGATGACTTCGGCTTCGGTCTTGTTCTCTTGCATCGATTTCCCCTCTGATTTGTGATTGGTCACTGCTTGATGCCGTAGAAATTGGCTGCCATATCAGCGTCGTCCAGAGCCGACATGCGATAGATGCATGCCTGACCACAGACCTCTTGACGCTTCTCGATGTGCAGAACGTTGCCGAAGTCATCGATCACGTCGAAGACCATCGGATAGCTGCGGTCGCCGTAGTGGTGGAGGATCACGATCAGTGCATCCGCTCGGTGGTCAGCTCGCGGTAGTCGCTGCGAGCGTGGCGGCGATCCTCGGCATCAGCCTCGATCACGTAGTCCACGTTGTCCGATACGATCTGGTCGCAGAACTCAGACAGGCGCCCGGAGATCTTCAGATTCACCTGGCGCAGATGCTCGATCAGCGGAACGCCAATCTTGGCCGGCGTGTTGAACAGCTTCACGATCTCGCCCAGCATTTCGAGCGCGGTATCGCCGTCCACGTATTCCTCAACCGCGCCAACGCGCAGGTTGCGTTCAATCACTTCCTCGGCTTGGTAGCGGTCCATCGCTTGCTCCGGTGGTTCGTTGCTGTTTCGATGGGTGTACTTTAGCAAGCTAAATTGAACGACGCAAGAAATATTTTAGCCCACTGAATTAAGCGGGCGCAAAAAAGCCCGCTCGAAGGCGGGCTATGGGTTGTCGGGGAGGCGAGCTTACAGGCGCGAGCCCATCCAGAAGACGCGACCGATGATAGTCAGCAGGTCTTCCTTGTCAGCGGTGATGTGGATGTCCGGGTAACGATGCTTGTCCTGGTTGTCGGAGACGATCACGATGCCGCCGCCAACTTCTCTTCTGAGGCGTTTTACCAACACCTCACCTTCCAACCGGATCACAAAGATCCCGTTATTGACGAACTCGGGCCGTCCGACATTGACCAGCAGCACAGCTCCATCAGGAATTGTCGGTTCCATGCTGTGTCCATCGGCGTAGCAGACCAGGGCTTCCCCTTCCTTTGCCCCTTCTGCCTTTAGAAAATCCCGGCGAAAAGCCAACTTCCCCTTGTCCGACTCGTAGAACACTAGGTTGCCATTGCCGGCCGATGCCTTAACGTCCAGGCGGCGAAGCATGGCGAACTCAGCGAACTCGTCTTCTGGCTCGTCGTCCGGTTCCATCGGGCCGAGACCTTCCTTCAGCCATTCGACGCGGACACGGAGCCCTTTAGCCAGCTTGAGCAGGGTGTCGGCACCCAGATTGGCGGTGTCTCCGGTGAACCATTGCGTGACGGCGCCTGGCGATACGCCGGCCATTTCCGCCAGTTCCTTCTTGTAGCGAATGTCGCGCAACTTCATTGCGCGAGCGAGTCTGTCTGCGAGCGATTCCATTTTAGCGATCTTAAACAAAACCACTTTAGCCTCCTTGCGCTTTGCGATTTAGTGCGCTAAAGTCCGTCCATGGACAAGACCTCTACCCACCCCGAAACGGTCCGGCTCATTGATGAGCTGGGGGGAACCGGGAAAGTCGCGGAGATCTGCGATCTGACGCCTAGCGCGATTTCGCAATGGCGTTCGAACGGAATTCCCCACGGCTATTTCAAGTTCCTGCGCCACAAGTTCCCCAAGGCAACTTGGGCGGGTGTTCTTGTCGCCAAGCGGTCGAAGTCTGATCGCCTGGCTGCTTGAGACGAACTGTATTTGTGCCAAGCAGCAACTGCACTCAATCCACTTTGCGGGCCATTGCCAATCATGTCTAAACCCAATATCGAACGCGCTTTGCGGGACATCCTCACGGGGCCGGAGCGTAAGAGCGCAGCCGAAAAGCTCGGGTGGGACCCGTCCGAGGTCAGCCGCTTCCTAAGCGGTCAGCGCGGTGTTCTGATCTCCGAGATCGACCGAGCGATCGAAATCGCCGAATACGCACTGGTCAGCCGACCGTATCTCGACGCCATTGCCACCCTGTGCAAAGTCGGTGCAGCCTGCGAATGTGCGCGTGCCGGCGCTGGTGAATGCGGTTCCCGCCGCTGAGGTAGGCCATGAAGCCGAACGATCCCCTCAGGTTCGACAAGGCGCAGCAGCAATTTGCTGAGGCGCACCGTGTCGCTCGCAAGATGGCGAGCCAGGGCGCAACCAAGAAGCGAGTCCACAAGTGGGCTGAGTCGATGCTTGCCGCGCTCAAGGCGCCTCGGGGATAGGCACATGCGCGAATACAGCAGGGTCGGCCCGAAGTTCTGGCTGGGCAAAACAGGTAAGGAACTACGCAAAGCCGGTGCGGAAGCGCAGGTCGTTGCCATGTATCTCATGACATCACCTCACGCGAACATGCTTGGCCTCTATTGGGTGCCAACCATGTACATAGCTCACGAAACTGGCCTTGGCATGGAAGGGGCATCGAAGGGGCTTCAAAGGGCCATCGAAGCAGGGTTTTGTGAGTACGACGAGGCTTCGGAGGTGGTGTGGGTCTACGAGATGGCGCGGTTCCAGATCGCCGATTCACTTGTGGCCACAGACAAGCGGTGTATTGGCATCCAGAACGAGTACAACTCGCTCCCCGCTAACCCTTTCCTGGCGCGGTTTTTCGCCAAATACAGCGTGGCTTTCAACATGGCAAAGCAGCGCGGAAACACAAGCCCCATCGAAGCCCCTTCGGAGGGGCTTGGAAGCCAAGCACAAGCACAAGCGCAGGAACAAGCGCAGGAACATATTCCTAACCCTGACGGGTTAGGTGTCGCCAGCGAGGCTGGCAACGATTCTCATGCCGGCACGAAGCACGTCAACTGCCCGCATCAGGAAATCATCGAGGCGTATCACGAACTGCTGCCTGCAAGCCCGCGCATGCGGGACTGGACACCGGCCCGTCAGGCGCAGCTGAGAGCGCGGTGGAACGAGGATCGTGACCGGCAAAACATCGACTACTGGCGCCGGCTGTTCGCCTACGTGGCTGAAAGCCGGTTTTTGACTGGCCGCACCAGCTCGAACGGCCGAGAGCCGTTCCACGCCAGCCTGGACTGGATCGTGAAGTCGGAGAACTTCGCCAAGATCCGTGAAGGCCGCTACCACAAGGAGGCTGCATGACCGCCCGCGAGGATTTCGTGGTGCCGCACAGCGTCGAAGCCGAACAGGCCGTGTTGGGTGCGCTGATGATGCAAAACGACGCGCTTGACGCGGTAGGCGACCTGGCGCGCGAGCATTTCTACCGTGCAGACCATGCCGCAATCTTCGCCCAGATCTGCGAACTGGTCGCCTCGCAAGTTGGCGCTGATGCCTTGACGGTATTCGAGCGCTTCCAGGCTAAGGGGCAAGCGGAACAGGTAGGCGGCCTCGGCTACCTGCAATCGCTGGTGCTGAACACCCCGACCGTGGCGAATGTCGCCCGATACGCGGCCGTTATCCGGGACAAGGCAACCAAGCGCCAACTGCTGGTTCTGTCGTCGGACTTGCAGGACATGGCGACCGGCCCGGATGAATCCCGTATCGTGGTTGACCGAGTGCAGGCCCGTTTGGAAGGAATGGCACAAGAGCGTGCTCGGTCAGAGCCAGTCATGGCTTGCGAGGATCTTGGCAACTACTTCGACCAGTTGCAGGCAGAGGTGGAAGGAACCATATCCGCCGTTCCCACCGGGTTTCGTGACCTTGATGAGAAGCTGGGCGGGGGGCTACGCGGCGGTGAACTGGTGATCGTTGCTGGCCGGCCAGCGATGGGCAAGACGGCCTTTGCGCTGAATATTGCCAATGCTGTTGCGGAAACGGGCGGCGCGCTGGTGCTCTCGATGGAAATGCCCAAGGCACAACTCCACCAGCGGAATGTGGCAATGCTCGGCAAGATCCCGCTGAACCATCTTCGGCTGCCTGCCAACATGACCAACCAGGACTGGGACAACGTGACAGAGGCGACGAAGCATATTGCTTCGCTGCAGTTGTGGCTGGACGACCAGCCCGGTCTGACGGCGTTGGAAGTGCGCGCCAAAGCCAGACTGGTGAAGCGGAAAAGCGGCCTCAAACTGTTGGTCGTCGACTATCTCGGCCTGATGACGGGTGGCCCCAGCGAGAACCGCAACCAAGAAGTCGGCAGTTATTCGCGCGGGCTCAAGGCGCTGGCAAAAGAGCTGGACATCCCAGTCATTGCGCTGGCCCAGCTTAACCGCGGGCTGGAAAACCGCCAGAACAAGCGCCCGACCATGGCAGACCTACGGGATTCGGGCGAGATTGAGCAAGACGCCGACATCATCATGTTCCTGTATCGGGATGAGGTCTACAACCCGAACACCCAGGCTAAGGGCGTCTGTGAGGTTCTGGTGGAAAAGCAACGGATGGGCGAAACCGGAATGGTGCCGCTCAACTACCAAGGCGAATTCACGCTGTTCACGAACCTGGCGCGCGGGTATATGCCACCGCCTCAGATCGAGCCGCGCCGCACGTTCCGGGATGACCTATGACCGACGCCCAGTTCGAATCGATCATGACTTGCGCTGATCCGGAGCCGGACTGCTGGTGCGAAACATGCCGCCCCATCACCATTTCCGACATGCGCATGGTGCTGTGCCCCACATGCGGCAACAAACGCTGCCCGCACGCCAGTGACCACCGGAACGCATGCTCTGGCCGCAACGAGGTCGGGCAAAAGGGCATTCCATGGGAAAACGTCAAGCCATGGAAGCCCGCAGAAACGGGTACGGCGCACGCATCGCGCGCGAGCACGATCCTCGCCATCGATCCCGGCACGACGGAAAGCGGCTGGTGCCTCTACCACACCGAGAGAGGCATCTTGGGTGCCGGCGTAAAGCCGAACGATTTCATTCTGGACGAGATCCGCTATCAGCCTGTCGATCACCTGGCTATCGAGATGATCGCTTCATACGGAATGGCTGTCGGTCGAGAGGTGTTCGAGACCTGTGTGTGGATTGGGCGCATGGTCGAGACCTTCCGGTATCCCAGCGCCGTGCGTCTGGTCTACCGCCGCGACGTGAAGCTGCACCTGTGCGGCAGCCCGCGCGCCAAGGACGCAAACATTCGCCAGGCGCTGCTCGACATGTTCCCAGCTACTGGCGGAGGCAAGACGCCACAGATCGGTACGAAGCTCTGTCCTGGCCCCCTGTACGGCGTTTCGTCGCACGCATGGGCGGCGCTGGGCGTGGCCGTGACAGCGGCGCATCAGATGAAGGAGGAGACATGACCAGCGACCGAGAATTTGACTTGGCTTGCGCGGCGGCATTGATAGCGCCTGGCTACGAGATTGCCGCCGCGATGCAACAGAACGTGTTGCACATCATGGAACAGCAACTGAAACGGGCGCGAGACGAGAAACAGATGGCCGAGGCCAATGCAGAACACTACCGTCTGCGCGCTGAGTACGCGGAGAAGCGTTTGCAGCAGCTGACTACAACCGATCCGTTGTAAATCGGAAATACAACCTTTGTGATGTAGGGAGAGAACATGGGCATCGAGGAACTTGCGCAGGCCATGCACGACGCGGCGATCCGATACGCGAACGGGCACACCGTGGACTTCCAGCACGAGGCGCGGGAGTTCGTTCTGAAGCATGACAAGGCAGAGCAAGAAGATGCCGCCATGTTCCGCTGGCTGGTCGGAGGTTTCCGCACGTGCTCAGTAGACATCGGCGGCCAGCATTCGTATGCACCAACCGGGCCTGTGATGCGCTTGCGGGGGCCGTCATTCCGCCAAGCTATTCGCGCCGCCATGTCCAACGACCAAGGCACTGAGCCATGACCACGCCCAAGATCACCAAGTGCCCGAGCACGAAGTACCAGGAATACCGCGCTGACAAGGCACTGCGCATGGCTCAGGAGCGCGCGAGGCAATCGCAACCGCCGATGATGTCGCTGGCGTCGAAGGTGCCGAACTACCGGATTGGAGAGTGACATGACCACCACGCAAATCGTGATCCTCGCAATCGTAGCGATCGGCCTCCTGTGCGTTGGCCTGATGGGCTGGGGCCTGTGCATGGCCGCAAAGCTGGGCGAGGACGACCCGGAACAGCCTTACGCCGACGCGGACGGGGAAACGACACCCAGCCGGCACCAGTGGAAGAACGCCGGGGCCAAGGCGTTTCACGCGGAGTAGGCGATGAGCAGATTCAAATTTTCCGCGATGGATCCGGGCGAGATCGAATTCACGCTGACTGCGACGCTAACGCTGAACGAGTGGCAGAAGATCCGCGCTGTCCTAGAACCTCGCCACTACGGACCGACCGGGTGGCTTGACGAAGCCATTTCCTTCATGGTGCGCCAGGCTCAGGAGTCGTACGGCTTCACGCCGGCCACTCCGCTGGAGGACGGAGAATGAGCCCACTCTATTGGCCCGCACTGGCCTGGTACATCGCCGCTTCCTTCATCCTCGGGCGCGGCAGGACGAAGGAGAACGACTGATGCGAGTCTGGGTGACATTCGAGACCGACGAAGGCTTCAAGAAAGAGCGCGTGCCAGGCGGCGTCTGGACCGACGACTACGCCTACGTGCAGAAGAACTCCCCGCGCTGGAAGTGGGAGGAACGCACGATGGTTGAACTGCCGGCTGGCGTGGTGCTGCAGAGATTGCCGAACAATGCAGTCCAAGAATAAGGCGCGCCCAACCGTTGCGGAGCAGCAGCACATCCTGCGCATCAAGAGCATGGACTGCGGCTGCTGCGGTGCGGCCGGCCCGAGCGAGGCCCATGAGATCGAGCAGGGAATGTGGTGGACCTCTCTCCCGTTGTGTCCTGACTGCCATCGGGGCAGCTTCAACGGGATCCACGGTCAGCAGCGCATGTGGAAGGTGCTGAAGAAGGACGAAATGTCGGTGTTGAACGACACCATCCGGTTGTTGATGGAAGATTGAACGGGGAGCGGGAAATGTACACAGCAACGCCAACGAAGCCGGTAGAGAGACAGTCGGCCCTTGCCGCGTACAGATACGACGCGCTGGACGAACTCCTGTACGACTGGTTCTGCCGGGAGCAGGGCTACCAACCGGTGGAAGGTTACGCCCGTACGGCGGTGGCTTGCGACCAGTCGGTAAGCTCGCGCCAGTGGGACAGCATCGAGGAAGTGCTGGAAAGCCGCGTGGAGGCGTTCGTGATGCCGACTATCGCGTCAGCCATCGATGAACTGGACGGTGATGACCGGCTCGCAATCATGATCGAGATGCGCAACCGGATGGGGCCGCAGGTCTGGCGCAATCCTCGGGTGGGGGCGAATCAGCCGGCCGCGTACCAAGCGGCTAAGCTGGCGGTTTCTGTGATCCTGAGGCGTAAGGGGGTGGAATGGTAAGCCCAACGATTGGATTTGCTTTCGGGTTGGTGGTGGGCATGATTTTCATGGCGTGGCAATGCCGCGACCGGTAAGGACTTGTAAACCACTTTGTTTTGTTCTATGATCCCGCGCAGAGGGGCGAATTGTCCCCAAAAACAGCCCGGAAGCGAGAAATCGCCCGGGCTTTTTGCTTTCCAAGGCGGTGTAGCTCAGTTGGTAGAGTAGGAGGCCCATAACCTCTCTGTCGCTGGTTCGAGTCCAGCCACCGCAACCCGTCTCCTCCACGATGGCGTGAACCGCCTCGTTCCAGCCGCCTTCGGGCGGTTTTTTTATTCTCCGACGCCATGCCATCTACTGGGATCGAAACCAAGCTGCTTACCGACCGCAGCGGCCCCAGCACGCGTGTGCGCGTCGATCCCGGACAGACCGGGTTCTTTGCCGGGCGCTTCTTCCGAAGCTATCTGGAATCCGTGATCCCGGTTGCCGGACCTTCCGTAAGTGCGCGCCTGACCAGCCCGGTCGACTTCATCCTCTGGAGCCAGGTGCTGACGCTTACCCAGGGTGCATTGCGCTGCGAGATCTTCCCGCTTGCAACTGGCGTAGTTCCGGCTGGATCGTGGACACAACTGCCGGTGATCGGCGTGAATCGCATGTCCGAGCGGCCGACCTACAACGGCGCTCAATATGCCGCGCTCACCACGCTGGAGACGGGCGGAAGCTTCACGGGCGGTACTGCGACCGATCTGCTGATGGTCCGGGCAGCCGGGCAGAATGGCCAGGCCTCGAACGTCGGCATCTCGCAGTCTGAGCGTGGTTTGCCGGCTGGCACCTACTACATCCGATTCAGCACGCTTGCTGGTGGCCTGACGGTCAATGACGCAGCTCAGATGGTCTATGCCATCGAGTGGGAAGAACGCGTGCCGAATCTGAACGGGGCGCAGTGAATCTGCCATGTCAGACACTAAACAAGTGACAAATACTGTCACCCGCAAGCCTCCTGCAGCTGGAAAGGGTAGGCCGAAGGGCGCCGTGAACAAGACTACGCGCGCGGCCAAGGATGCGATTGCCCAGGCTGCCGAAGCGCTGGGTGGTGCGGAGCGGCTCACCGAGTGGGTAAAGGAAGACCCAGCGAACGAGCGCGTCTTCTGGGGCACGATCTACCCGAAGTTGCTGCCGCTGCAGTTGACCGGCCAGGACGGCGCTCCGATGCAGTTCGAGAAGGTGGTGCGGGAAATTGTCGACCCTTCGAATAAAGACGCCTAGGGTCTTTGCGCCACTGCTGCAGTCCGCTCGTTATAAGGGCGCACACGGCGGCCGAGGATCTGGCAAGTCCCACTTTTTCGGGGAGTTGTGGCTAGAGGAAAACGTCAGCGAAAAGCTCGATTTCGTCTGTGTGCGGGAAACGCTGAAGTCGCTGGAGTTCTCGGTAAAGAAGCTGCTGGAATCGAAGATCGAGGCGTTCAACGCCGGGGACTACTTCGAGGTGCAAGACCGTCGCATCCTGTCAAAGAAAGGCGGCGTGACGATCTTCGAGGGTATGCAGAACCATACGGCCGAGTCGATAAAGTCGCTCGAAGGCTTTGACCGGTCGTGGTTCACAGAGGCGCAAAACGCCACTGACAAGAGTCTGACGATTCTGCGGCCGACGATCCGCAAACCTGGCTCACAGCTCTGGTTCGACTGGAATCCGGATCTGGCGACTGATCCGATCGACAAGCTACTGCGCGGGCCTGTGGTGCCTCCTGATGCCATCGTAGTTCAGGCGAACTACATGGATAACCCGTGGTTGCCGGATGAACTGCGCGCGGAAATGGAGTTCGACCGCTCGCGCGATATGGACAAGTACGAGCATGTGTGGCTCGGAAAGTACCGGCAGAGCAGCCAGGCGCGAGTGTTCAGGAACTGGACCGTCGAGGAATTCGACGTCGATCCGACAGCGGTTCTCAGGCAAGGCGCGGACTGGGGCTTCAGCATCGATCCAACGGTGCTGATTCAGTGCTACATCGTCGGGCGCAAGCTGTACGTGCCATACGAAGCTTATCGCGTTGGCTGCGAGATCGTGGACACGCCAGATCTGTTTATGTCGGTGCCGGACGCCGAGAAGTGGTCGATTACGGCCGACTCGGCGCGACCCGAAACGATCAGCCACCTGCAGAAGCATGGATTCCCGAAGATCCGGCCTGCAATCAAGGGGGCAAGGTCACTGGAAGAAGGCGTCGAGTTCCTTAAGTCGTTCGACATCGTGGTGCATCCGCGGTGCAAACATCTCATCGACGAACTGACGCTATATCAATACAAGCAAGACCCGCTGACGAACGAGGTTCTCCCGGTCCTAGAGGACAAGAACAACCACGTCATCGATGCGTTGCGCTATGCCTGTGAAAGTGCTAGGCGAGCCATGAATGTGAAGCGCAAGGAAGAAACGCCCAAACGGGAACGCGTGCCGGCCGTAGCTGGCGGATGGATGAGCTAAGAGAATGGCCAACGAAAACTCTGACGACAAACTGGTAGCAGAGGCGAAGAAGCGGTTCGCCCGTTGCCAGGACGCCGAAAGCGATTTCCGCAAGCTGTTCTTGGAAGACCTGCGCTTCGCCCATGGGGACTCGGACAACGGCTACCAGTGGCCAGACCTGATCCGCAACTCGCGCCAATTGGAAAAGCGGCCTTGCCTGACGATCAACAAGACGATCCAGCACAACCGCCAGATCACGAACGAGACGCGGCAGAACAGCCCGGCCGTGCGCGTGCAGCCGGTTGATGGTGGTGCAGATCGCAAGACCGCCGACATCCTGAACGGCATCATTCGACACATTGAAGCCAATTCGTCGGCCGATGTCGCCTATGAAACGGCATCGGAGTTCGCTGTCGACGCTGGGATCGGTTACTGGCGCGTGACGACTGACTATGTCAGCGATGACTCGTTCGACCAGGAAATCTATATCCGGCGCGTCAAGAACCCGTTGATGGTCTATCTGGACCCGGATATTCAGGAGGCCGACGGCTGCGACGCCAACTTCGGCTTTGTGTTCGAGGACATCACAAAGGACGAGTACGAGGCGCGTTTCCCTGGACAAGAGGTCGTCAGTTGGCCAATGGATGGTCAGGGCGACGAATGGCTGCGCTCTAACATGATCCGCCTGGCTGAGTACTTCCACGTTGTCGAGAAGAAGGACACGCTGGTCGCCGACGAGATGGGCAACGTGATCCGCCTGGGCGATCTGGCGGAGGAGCAGCGCGAGGCGGCCAAAGCTATGGCGACGCGCACCCGGACGGTGAAGCGCCGGGAAGTTAAGTGGGATCTCATCGCGGGCGACAAGGTGCTGGAGCGGAAGGATTGGGCCGGCACATACATTCCAATCGTCCGCGTGGTGGGCGAAGAAGTCGACATCGACGGCAAGACGGAGCGCAAGGGACATACCCGGCACGTCAAAGACCCGCAGCGGATGTACAACTACTGGTCGTCGTCGGCCACTGAGTTTGTGGCGCTTCAGGGCAAGACGCCGTATGTTGGCCCGGCAGCGGCGCGCGAAGGCTATGAGGCGTATTGGAACACCGCGAACACGGCGAACCACTCGTATCTGCCGTTTAATCACGTCGACAACGAAGGCAACCCGATCCCGCCGCCGCAGCGTCAGCAGCCCCCGGTGATGGCCGCAGCCTACATGCAGGGTATGCAGGTAGCTGCCGAAGAGATGAAGATGGCTACGGGCCAATACGATGCCTCAATGGGCGCTCGCTCAAACGAGACAAGTGGCCGCGCCATCCGTGCGCGCCAGGCTGAAGGCGACGTGGCGACGTTCCATTTCATCGACAACCTATCGCGTGCGATCCGCTACACCGGAAAGATTCTCGTCGAGTTGATCCCGAAGATCTACGACACGCCGCGCGTGGTCCGGATCTTGGGAGAGGACGGCAAGGAAGATACGGTGAAGCTCGACCCGAATCAGCCGCAATCTGTGGTGGAGCGCAAGAACGACATGACGGGCGCCATCGAGCGTATCTACAACCCAGGTGTCGGTCGTTATGACGTAACGGTGGCCGTCGGTCCGTCCTATACGTCGCGCCGCGCAGAAGCCTTCGACGCAATGACGCAAATGGTGCAGGGCAACCCGCAACTGATGGACAAGGCCGGCGACCTGATCATGAAGGCCGCAGACTTCCCAATGGCCGAGGAACTATCTGAGCGTCTGGCAAAGTTCCTGCCGCCTGGCGTGGCGGACGACCAGCAATCGCCGGAAGTCGCCAAGCTGAAGCAGGATCTGCAGCAATGCCAGGCGCAATTGCAGGCACTCGGCGCGGAGTACAACAAGGCAGTCGAATCGAAGGACAACGACGCGCAGAAGATCCTGACGGACAAATACAAGGCCGAGACCGAGCGCCTGAAGATCATCGCGCCGACGCTTGGACCGGAACTGGCCGCAGCGATTGCAGCCGAGTTTGGCATTCAGGTGCTGGCGTCCCCAGACATCTACCCGGGTGGTCAGCCCGACATAGACATGCAGCAAGAGCAACCCGCTTCGGCGGGTTTTTTTTCGCCCCCAGATTCCGCAGGCCAACCGGCCCCGGATCAGATGCCCGTCTAGGGCAGACAACCGTACCGGCGCGTATCACCGGGCTAAATCCCTTGGGAAACCATGAGCGAAGAAACGCAAGACGTCACTCCGACGGGCGCCGAACAGGCCGAACAGGTGCAAGAGGTCGAAACACAGCAAGGCTCTGAAGCGACCGCAGAGCAGGCAGCGGAGCAGCAAACCGAGCAGCAGCAGGACGATGGCACCCAGAAAAAGGAGCCGTGGTTCCAGAAGCGAATCGGCGAACTGACCCGTGAAAAGTACGAGGCACGTCGCAGTGCTGACGACCTGAGGCAAGAGAACGAGCGGCTTCGCCAGGCTCTTGCAACCGGTGGCCAGCAAGGCGAGGGGCAGCCGAATAACCAGGACATCGACAGCCTGGTGAAAACGGAAGCCCAAAAGCTTGTCGAGAGTCAGGATTTCGACCGCGCCGTCGGAAAGGTGTTGGAGGAAGGGAGGGGCGAATTCAAGGAATCGTTCCCGACCTCGATCCGCAACCTGACGATGGTGGGCATGAATGATGACTTCATTCGACTCGCCTTGGACACGGATGCGCCGCACAAGCTCATCCATCACCTGGGGCAGGAAGAAAACCTCGACGAAGCGGCTCGCATCCTGTCGCTGCCCCCTACGAAACAGGCGCGCGAACTGTTCAAGCTGGAGCAAAAGCTTACGCAGCCCGCCGCTAAACCTGTCTCTAAGGCGCCCGCCCCCATTACGCCGCTTGGCTCGGGGAAGGCTGCTAGTGAAGGCCTGTCTGACGATCTGCCGATTGACGAGTGGATGCGACGACATAGCCAGCGCAAGTAGCCCGGCGCTTCAACAACCATCAGCCCGCCTTTGAGCGGGCTTTTTGTTTTGGAGCCTTCAAATGGCAAACTCGATCCTTACACCCACAGCCGTCACGCGCAAGGCGCTGGCGATCCTGCACCAAAAGCTGAACTTCATCGGTTCGATCAATCGCCAGTACGACGACTCGTACGCCCAGGCTGGCGCAAAGATCGGCGATACGCTGAAGGTGCGTCTGCCGAACCAGTACACGATCCGGAACGGCAAGACACTGTCGACCCAGGACACGACCGAAACGAGCGTGTCGATCCAGATGGCAACGCAGAAGGGCGTCGACGTGAACTTTTCGTCCGCCGAGCTGACCCTGTCGCTGGACGACTTCGCAGACCGCGTGCTGGAGCCGGCAATGGCTGTGCTGGCTGCGAACATCGAGGCTGACGCCTTCAACATGGCGCTGGACGTCTATAACGCCGTCAACAACATCGGCCAGCCGATCACGCTCAACAAGGCGCTGCAGGCCCGAAAGCTGCTGGTTGACAACCTGGCGCCATCTAGCATGCGCACCCTTATCCTGAACACTCAGGATAACCTAGACCTGGTCGACGGTCTGAAGGGTCTGTTCCAGGATTCGACGGAAATCGCGCGCCAGTACCGCGAAGGCAAGGTCGGCCGCACGGCTGGCTTCGGTGACATCTACGAGAACACGCTGCTGGCCTCGCAGACCACCGGCACCGCAGCTTCGGCGACCGGCTACACGGTCAATGGTGCTGTGACCACCAACGGCTCGACCACTGTCGTGCTGGCTGCTGGAGCGACGACCTTCAAGAAGGGCGACGTGTTCACGGTGGTGGGCTGCAACCGCGTTCACCCGGAAACGAAGGCGGATACCGGCGTCCTGCAGCAGTTCGTGGTGACGGCCGACTACGCTGGCGGTGCCGGCACGCTGTCGTTCGCCCCGGCGATCTACACCACGACCGGTCTGCAGAACGTCACGGCAACGGGTATGCCGAACGGCGCAGCTCTGACCAAGGTCGGCGGTGCTTCGGCGGTCTACAAGCCGTCGCTGGCATTCCACAAGGATGCTTTCGCTTTTGTGACGGCCGATCTGGTGATGCCGAAGGGTGTCGACTTCTCGGCCCGCGAGGTCTACGACGGTGTGTCGATGCGTATCGTGCGTCAATACGACATCAACAGCGACAACCTGCCGTGCCGTATTGACGTGCTGTACGGCTACAAGACGATCCGCGCCCAGTTGGCCGCGCGCATCCTCTCCAACTAAGCGGAGGCCGCCATGTCCGGAATCATCATGGGCAATGTGGCGGCTCTGGGCGTGATCTCGGTCACGCTCAGCCCCGCCCAGGTTGCCGCCAACACCACCGCAGAGCAGACCTTCACGGTTCCCGGCCTCAAGGTTGGCGACTTCGTGGATGTCAACAAGCCGACGGCGCAAGCCGGCCTCGGTATTGCCGCAATTCGCGTCTCCGCGGCGAACACGCTCGCCATTACCTTCAGCAACAACACCGCTGCGCCGATCACGCCGACCGCGTCTGAGACCTACTTGGTCCAGTACGCGCGTACGGACTCGACGATTTCTGGCGTTGTCGCCTGATACCCGGCCCGCTTTGGCGGGCTGCCTCTCTTCTGGAGACTGACATGCAGGAATTCCCCAAGATCCTCTATATGGATGGCGCGCTCGATGCTGAGACAGTGATCGTCCATGACGAAGACCAAGAAGCAGAAGCCCGCGTTAATGGCTTCGAGTCGCTGGGTGAAGGCGAGCCGGCATACGATGTCGACGCGCTGCGCGCCGAAGCCGAGTCGCTGGGTGTGAAGGTCGATAAGCGCTGGAAGGCTGAACGCCTAGCCGAAGAAATTGCGAAGGCGAAGGGCTGAACATGGCTACGGTCAGCAAGGTCATGAACCTGGCGGCGCTGGATGCCGGGATTGTGGGCAACGGACAGACCCTGTCTGGCGAGGACACGGAAACCGTGTTCGAAACGTTCCTGCAGATGCTGGCGTTATGGCGGACTGACGACCTTCAGGTCTACTGCCATAAGAATGTCACCGTTCCCATGACTGGCGCGCTGACTTACTCCATTGGCACTGGAGGAACGGTGGACACGGACCGGCCGCCCACCATCGAGCAAGCAGTCTTCCTCGACACGCCGAATACGACGAGCTACCCGCTCAGCATCATCCAGTCGCTGGAAGACTGGCAACGGATCGCGGTCAAGGCGCTTCCGGGAAACATTCCGACTGCTGTTCGCTATGAACCGACATATCCGCTCGGCACTTTGTATGTTTGGCCACAACCTGCGGCCGGGCAGATCCAGATCACAGTTAAGCAGCCGTTCCCACTGTACGCGAGCATCGGAGACGACCTGATCCTGCCGCCCGAGTATGAAGCGCCGATTCGCTTCAACCTCGCTAAATGGCTGGCAGCTGCGTTCAGCACACCGCTGCGCCCAGACATTGCTCAATTGGCGGCCGGAACTCTTCGGCAACTGAAGCGGGTCAACATGCGCGTGCGCGAGTTGGAAATGCCTGAGCGTCTGCCAATGGGTGGATGGATCTACGGCTTCAACGTCTATACGGATCAGCCGTAAATGGCCCGCTACCCGCTGATCACTGCCGCCTACACAGCGCGCAGCAAGAAGGCGTCCGCCCAGCGCTGCGTGAACCTGTTCCCCGAGCAGAATCCGCAGGATGCGCCGGCGCCGTTCACGTTCTACGGCACGCCTGGCTACACGCTGTGGAGCACGGTGCCGGGAGACGGGGCGGTGCGGCTGGAATACGTGTCGAGCAACGGCATCCTGTTTGCCGTGCGTGGCGCGCGGGTCTATCGCTACAACGCCGGGACGTGGGCGGTAGCTGGCGCGCTTGGCACGACGGATGGCCGTGTGGTGGCCGCCGACAACGGCACCAACGTGGTGTTTGTCGACGGAACCATTCTGGCGCCTACCGTCAACCTGAACACCTTCACGGTGGGGGCGATGAGCGGTGACGGATGGTACGGCGCCGATTTCGTCTATTTCCTGAATGGCCGGCTGGTTTTCAACAAGCCTGGCACTCAGCAGTTCTACTGGACCGGCCTTTACGCGCTGACGCTCGATCCGCTGGACTTCTCCAGCGCGGAAGGCTCGCCGGATTCCATCGTGGCCATGCTGGTCGACCACGCGGAACTGTGGTTCTGGGGCCCGCAAAGCCTGGAAATCTTCTACGACAGCGGTGATGCGGACGCGCCGTACCAGCGCGTGCAGGGCGCATTCAACGAAGTAGGGTGCGTGGCACCGCACTCGGTGAACCGCCTGGACAACACGATCTACTGGCTTGGCCGGGACAGGAACGGCGGCAACATCGTCTTCCGCGCGGCCAATTACCAGCCCCAGCGGGTGAGCACGCACGCGATCGAGAAGGAGTTCGACGGCTACAGCCGCACCGACGACGCCTTCTCGTGGACCTACCAGCAGGAGGGGCACACCTTCTACGTGCTGGTGTTTCCGACTGCCAGCAAGACGTGGGTGTTCGACGTGGCCACCGGCCTGTGGCACGAACGGGCATACCGGAAGTCGGATGGGGCGCTGATCCGCCACCGTGGCAACTGCCACGCCTATTTCGACAGCAAGCACCTGGTTGGCGACTTCGAGAACGGCAACGTCTACCAGCTGAGCATGGACGTCTACCAGGACAACGGCGACGACATCGAGCGGTTCAAGGACTCGGCGCACACGTCAAACGGCGTGCGCACCTTCTATTCGCGCTTCCGGCTGGATTGCGAGGTCGGTGTGGGCAACGAGACGGGATCAGACCCCAATGTGTGGATCCAGTGGAGCGACGACGGCGGCTATTCGTGGTCGTCCTCTTTGATCCGCTCGCTGGGCAAGATCGGGGAGACGAAAAAGCAGGTCGACGTGACGCGCTGCGGATCGGGGCAGGACCGCATCTTCCGCGTCGGTACCAGCGCCAATGCGCGGATCTCGTTCAGCGGGGCATTCGTGAACGTGGTGCCCGGGGTGGGTAACTGATGGCGCAGATCTCGCTGCCCGGCTACCGGGAGCCGCTGACCGACCCGGATGGCAACATTTCCCGCGCGTGGTGGCGGTTCTTTCAGGGGCTGGCCACGCTGACGGGTGGTGGAGACATCCCGGACCTGAGCGCAATCATCGCCGCCATTGCCGATCTGCGTAGCCAGGTGCAGGAGCAGGAAGTGTCGTTGCAGCCAGCGGCGGCACTGGAAGCGCTTCAGCAGATCGAAGAACTGGCGACCCGCCTGCGCGACGCCGAGAACCTGACCGGCTTCAAGTCGAAGATCACCGAACTGGAAGACTTGCTGCTCTCGCTTCAGACGCCGGCCGTACCGAATCAGGTGGAGTCGATCACGTTTCCGACATTGGGCAATTCGTGGGCCAACACGGCGGGGCGCCCAGTGGGCTACTACAAGGACCCGAACGGCATCGTCCGGCTGCAGGGCTTCCCGACTTCAGGTGTCATTGGCACCGCGCTTTTCACGCTTCCTGTGGGCTATCGACCTGCCTTCCGCCAGTTCTTCGCGGTGGTGAGCAACGACTTGTTCGGCGCCTGCTACGTCGACTCCAACGGCGATGTCGTTGCCTACAAAGGCAGCAACGCCTATTTCAGCCTGGACGGCGTTTCGTTCCGTTCAGCATAGGAAAGACCATGGCAATCACTTACACCAAGCTCTTCCAGCCCACGATGCTTACCACGTCGGACGTGACGATCTTCACGGCCGGCAGTGGCGTGCCGCCGACGGCAGTGCTGCGCGGCGGGCGCGTCCGGCTCACGAACGTGACGACTACCCCGCAGACCTACCGCCTGACATTCGTCCCCAGCGGCGGTTCGGCGTCCGACACCAATATTTCCCCGAAGGACAAGTCGCTCGGCCCGCTCGATGTCATCGATATCGACCTGCCGACGCTCGTCAATGGTGACGCCATGCTGGCGCGCGCCGGCGCAGCGTCTTCCATCAACATTCAGTTCATCAGCGGAGCCTACTTCACCCCATGAAGAATTTCATGCAACTAGCCGGCGGAGTCGACGTCCTCCCGCTGCTGCTGGCCATTCAGCGCCGTCCCGAACTCTGGCAGGAAGACGACTTCCTGCGGAACTACCCGCAAGGCCCGTTCGGCGAGGTGGAAACGATTTTCCTGCGCTTCCCGAAGCGGCTGGTTGGGATCTCCGACGAGGATGTCGAGCGCTACAAGCAGAATCTGCTACCCGGCTGGGATCAGCACGAATCGATCGATTACCCGGCATACGCCACGCTGCATGAGGCCAGGCCACTGGTTATGAACCTGATGTCGCGCGTGCAGGGCGAGCGCTTGGGCCGCGTGATGATCAACAAGATCAACCCCGGTGGCCGGATCTACCCGCATGCTGACACGCCGGAGCATGCGAACTACTACAGCCGCTTCCATGTCGTCCTGCAGTCGGCACCTGGCTCTGACTTCCGGTGCGAAAACGAGCACGTGAACATGAAACAGGGCGAAGTCTGGTGGTTTAACAACAAGCTTGAGCACGAGGTGGTGAACAACAGCGCCGTTGCTCGCATCCACATGATTGTCGATATCCGGACCTCGCAATGATCACCTTCCACGTCGAACGCTTCGCTGATGTCTACGCCGAGATGTACCCGCTGCTGGTCGAGCACTACGACGAAATCAGCCAGCACAAGGAGCAGGGCATTCCGCTTGACCCGCAGGCCGAGGTCTACCAGGCGCGCGAGGATAGCGGCAACCTGCTGATGGTGATCGCGCGGGATAGTGGCCGCGTTATCGGGTATTTCGTTGCGATCATCGCCCCGGCGCTGCATTACAAGTCGTGCCTGACCTGCTCGCCGGACATCTTCTACGTGCAGCAGGAGTATCGGCGCGGCGGTGCTGCCATGGGCATGTTCCAGTTCGTGGAAGCGGAGCTGCGCCGGCGCGGCGTGAAAGCGTGGATGGTGGGCAGCAAGGTCGCGCACGACGTGACGAAGCTGTTTGGACACCTCGGCTTCGCGCCGTTCGAAGAGATTCACGTGAAGTGGCTGGGGGACTGACATGTTCGAATGGAAACGGAAACTCCTGCCGCTCAGCGGCCCTCAGGTGGCTGCTGCTGTCGCAGGCGGCGCAATCGTCGGGGGCGTGGCTTCTGGCGCGCTGGGGGCCAAGGGCGCCAAGGATGCGGCGAATGCCCAGGCGGATGCCGCGCGTGACTCGGCGCAGCTGCAATACGACATCTACCAGCAGCAACGCGAGGATCAGGAGCCGTTTCGTCAGACAGGTCTTGGTGCGCTTAACCAGTTGGCCTATCGACTCGGAATCGGTGCAGGATCAAGCAATGACCTGTTGCGCCGGTTCTCGATGGATGACTTCCAGACCGATCCCGGCTATCAGTTCCGTCTGGAGCAGGGGCAGAAGGGTCTGGAATCCTCAGCAGCGGCGCGTGGCGGCCTGCTGTCCGGTGCAGCTGCCAAGGCGCTGACCAAGTACAACCAAAACTTCGCCTCCAACGAGTACTCAAACGCCTACAACCGGTTCAACAACGACCAGAACACGCTGTTCAACCGTCTGGCGTCGCTCGCTGGTGTAGGGCAAACGTCCACGAATGCCATTGGAAATGCCGGGCAGAATTACGCGACCGGAGCGGGGAACGCTCTTCAATACGGCGGTGCAGCGCGGGCATCGGGATACACGAACACAGCAAATGCCATCAGCGGCGGTCTCGGATCTGCAACCGGTGGCCTGATCGGGTATGGAAACATGACAGGCTGGGGCAATACTGGCGGCTATGGCTACGGCGGGTCTACCTCATACCCGGTCACTGACTATTATTCCGGTGTCAATGGCACCCCTATCGCATAAGGGCGCATCATGGCAGAGATCAATCCACTGGCCTTCCAGCAAGCCCAGCAAGCCGCTATCGGGGTCGCGGACAACGTTCGGCAGAACAGGCTGCAGCAGTTGGCCCTGCAGCGCGCCGAGGATGCCTATCAGCAAGACCAGTCGGCGAATCGCTTGTATGCGGCCGCGCTCGGTCCGGATGGGACCATCGACCGCACCAAGCTGATCACCGGCTTCGCGCAGGGCGGTCTCGGCTCCAAGATCCCAGCGCTCCAGACGCAATTCGCTGCGCAGGACAAGGCATTGCGCGAGGCTGACAAGGCGAAGCTGGAGAGCATCAAGCAACATGTCGAGCTTCAAGGGCAGCTTCTTGGCGGTGTGCGCGACCAAGCCAGCTACGACGCGGCGCGCCAGCAGGCGGCGGCGGCCGGCATCGATGTCAGCCAATTGCCACAGCAGTACGATCCCGCATTCGTTCAGCAGGCCACGCAAAAGGCCCTTACGGCAGCGCAGCAAGTCGAGCAGATGTGGAAGCAGAAGGGCTACGACCTCGACCAGCAGAAGTTCGCCTATCAGCAGGGGAACGATGCGGCCAATCGTGGTGTGCAACTGCGCGGGCAAGACCTGAGCGCCGACACACAACGGCGTGGGCAGGATATCACGCTACGTGGTCAAGATCTGACAGATGCCCGCGCCCGCGATACGTTGGCTCAGAACGCGTCCAATAAGGCGCCGACCGAGTTCCAAGGCAAGTCGGCTGGCTATGGAGCACGCGCCGAAGAAGCCGATCGCATCATCAATCAGCTTGGGAACGATGTCAGTCCCATGGCCGTGAATGCAAAGCAGGCTGCCGGCCGTGTTCCGCTTGTGGGAGGGGTTCTGGAGACCATTGGGAATGCCGCGCTCAGCCCGCAGAACCAACAACTGGAACAGGCCCAACGAGATTTCGTGAATGCCACGCTCCGCCAGGAATCTGGCGCAGCCATCAGCCAAAGCGAATTCGAGAACGCCAAGCGGCAGTATTTCCCGCAGCCCGGTGACTCCAAGGAAGTTATCGCACAGAAGGCAGCGAACCGTAGGCTGGCGATTGAGGGATTCAAGCGTTCTGCGGGAAAGGCCGCGTTCAGCGCACCTGGCGGCAAGCCATCCCTAGCTGACATCTTCGGCAACTGATCATGGATAACGTCAAGCGTTTCGCGGAACAGTACGGTCCGCTGGCGGCTGATGTCGGCCGCAAGATCGGCGTCGCGCCTGACGTGCTGCTCGGCCAGTGGGGGCTGGAGACCGGCTGGGGCAAGTCAGTGATCCCCGGGACGAACAATCTCGGCAACATCAAGGACTTCTCCGGTAGCGGCACCCGCGCGGTCGACAACATGACGGGCTCGAACGACGCCTACCGGACGTACTCCACGCCGGGCCAGTTCGGCAGCGACTTTGCTGACCTCATCTCGCGCCGGTACAAGGGTGCGGTCGGTTCGGGAGCAGATGCCAGCAAGTTCGCCAGCGCTCTGAAGGCAGGCGGCTATGCAGAAGATCCCGCCTATGTCTCCAAGCTGTCCGGAGCCACGAACCTCGTAAGGAAATTCGCAGACATGGCACTCAGTTCCGTATCGGGCACGGCCAACGCGTCCACCGGCGATCTGGCGGCCAAGGTGAAGCAAGCCAGGGACGCCGGATACTCGGACGACGAGATTTTCCAGCATCTCGGCCAAAGTCAGGGATTCGCCGACAAGCTGAAGCAGGCGCGCGATGCCGGGTACAGCGACGCGGAGATCAGGCAGCACTTCGGGCTGGGAGCGGCAGCCCCAGCTAAGGCGCCTGCGGCAGCGCCAGCCAAAGCGCCAGCCAAGGCGACAAAGGAAGAGCCCGGCGTGCTGGCATCCTTCGGCGCCAATGCCGGCAAGGGATTCGGCAATGCCGTGCTGGGCGCACAACAGCTGATCGGCAAGGGGCTGCAGCAGGTGGGGGCCACCACCGCGGGCGACTGGCTGGTGAAGGACGCCACCGAGGGCGCGCGCCGTCTGGAGGAACAGGCTCGCCCGTACGCTGAGGCTAACCCTGTGACGTCCGTTGCCGGTGAGCTCGTTGGCGCCGTGGCGAACCCGCTGAACCGCGTGGTGCCTCTTGCCGGAGCTGGCGGGCTGGCCGGTACCGCGCTGCGCGCCGGTGCCCAGGGTGCTATCTCCGGCGCCGTGACCCCGGTCACCCAGGATGACGGCAATTTTGCCGGCAACAAGCTGGCACAGATTGCGACCGGCGCGGGCATTGGCGCTGCCATCCCTGTCGCTGGCCGGGCTGTCTCCGCCGGTGGCCGCTATGTTGGCAATGCGCTGCGGTCGCTGGTTGATCCGTTCACGGAATCCGGGCAGACCCGGATTGCAGGGAACATTCTGCAGCGTTTCGCCGGTGACGCGCCGGTGACTGGCAATACAGCTGCGCTGGTGCCGGGCTCACAGCCGACGCTGGCGCAAGCTACCGGAAATGCTGGGCTGGCGACTCTGGAACGCGGGATTCAATCGTCCACGCCGCAGGGTGCAAACGCCTTCGCGGAGCGCGCGGCGCAGAATGCTGCTGCCCGCGGGGCGGCGCTGGAAGGCGCGACCGGAACGGCAGCGGACATTGCTACGGCGGAAGGCGCGCGCGGTGCTAAGGCATCTCAGCAACTGGCAGCAGCGTTCCAGAACGCACAGCCAGCCAATCCTCAGGGGTCGCTCGGGGTGATCGATTCCATCCTGAACGGCCCGAGCGGAAAGCGCGATGCGGTGCGTGCTGCACTCAACAATATCCGTTCGAAGATCGTTGACGCACAAGGCAATCTCGAAACTAACCCCGAAACGCTCTACAACAGTGTGCGCAAGCAGATTGGCGACTTGCTCGATTCCCGTATGGCGGCGAGCAATCCGGCCGGCCTACAGGCTTCCCGCGAGCTGATCGCGGTGCGCGACGCACTGGATCAGGACATCGCGGCAGCTGCTCCGGGTTTCGGGCAGTACCTATCCGACTACGCTGCAGCCTCCAAGCCGATCAATGCGATGGAGTTTTTGCAGGGGCTTCGCCTGACGGATGCTCAAGGAAATATCACCTTGGCCAAGGTGCAGAATGCCATTGCCAATATCACCAAGCAACGCGGGGCTTCCGGGGCCAATGGAGCGAAGGCTGTCAGCCAGGGGCAATTGGACGCACTGACGGCCATCCGTGATGACTTGCTTCGCGCGGCGAACTCTGGTGGCGGCAAGTCCATCGGTTCCAACACCTTCCAGAACCTGGCCACGAACAACATCGTGGAGAACGCGATTCCGGGCCCGGTGCGCGCATTAACTGGCGGCACGAACGGTCCGCTTGGGACGCTGGCCGGAAAGGTGGGGAATCTGGTCTATGGCGGGTCGAACGAGGCAATCCAGAACCGCCTTCTGGAAATGCTGCTGCAGCCCGGATCAGGGCTCGCGGCGCTCCATAACGTCCGCGGCAATCAGGCGACCGGCGCGCTTGGCGGCAATGCGCTGCTTCAGCGTCTGGCGCCGCAGCTCGTCCCAGCGGGAGCCATCGGCGCAAACATGCTCGCGCGTCCCACCGGGTCGAATCCCCAGTAGGCCCTGCAACAAGCCCTTGACGAAGCAGAAAGAGAGATAGACGCCGCCAACCAGTAGCATCTTGTCCAAGAAGTCCATTCCGAAAGAGTAGCACACCCATCCAGCCGGCCATGCGCCGGCTTTTTTTCATGCCCGCCAAAAGAGCGGGCTTTTTCATTTCTGAGGTCGCCCAAATGGTAATGAGCCTGCTCCCTGAACCGGTGCAATCCTACGAGGACAGCAACGGTCGCCCCCTGAATGGAGGCAAGCTGTACACGTATGCTGCAGGCACCACCACGCCCAAGGCCACCTATCAGGATCAGGCCGGCACGATTCCCAACACGAACCCGATCATCCTGAACGAGCGCGGCGAAGCCACGGTATGGGGGACTGGCACCTACCGCTTCATCCTGAAGAACGCCTTCGACGCGACGATCTGGGACCGCGACAACATTCAGGCGCCTGGCTCCGCGCTGGATGACGCCATCGCAGCGTTGCGGGCTGATCTGGCCAATACCAGCGATGTGGGTAAAGGTGACGCGCTAGTCGGCGTGAAGCAGCCTGTTGCCGGCTCGGTTGCGCGCACCCAACACACCAAGAACACCGAGATCATCAGCGTCTTGGACTTCGGCGCGGTGGGCGATGGCGTGGCCGACGATACGGCGGCATTCGTGGCGGCGGTGACTGCCATGGCAGGAAAGGCGATCTTCGTGCCCGATCCGCCGGTCAAGTACATCCTGAGTTCGCTTGTCACGCTGCCCGCTAACACCTCGCTATATGGCGAATCGAAGTTCACCACCCGGATTGACAAGAGTGGCAACAACGACATGTTCTCGCTGGGCGATGGCGCGGTGCTACGCGATCTGTTTATCGAAGGTCGCGGGGACACAAACACCGGCGGCCGGGGCATTCTTATCACAGGCAGCGATGGCCATCAGAACCTGATCAACTGCCGAGTGGTAGACTTCCCTGCGGACTGCGTGACGTTCACCACCACCACGGCAGGGTCACAGTTCGCAGCAGTAAATTGCGAATTCAACCAGTACAACGCAGCGACGGGCAGCGGCAAGTTCGCCATCAACATCGTGGACGGCGTGCAACTGGGTGCGGTCCCGCGCAAGTTCATTGGCTGTGAGTTTCAGGGGTCTCCGTCGTTCAACTTCGGGGGCTGCAATGACCTCTTCATCAGTGCTTGCTTCCTCGGGGACCTGAACTTCACGTTGAATTCTCGCGGCGTCTTGATCAACGAGAGCCGGATTGCGAACCAGTCTGCCCTGTCGATCTACGGTCACAACCACGCAATTGTGGGCTGCGACATCAACCCGCAGGTCACCATCACGCCGGGCGCTGACAACATCCACATCGGTCCGGGCAGTTTCAACAATATCCCCGTAATCGACAACAGCGGCAACGGGCGAAACCAGATTTCCCACTGGAACGTCAACTACACGCCGGCCTTCACCTCCGGCGGCACGCAGCCCGTTCTCGGCAACGGCGTTCTGAATGGCCGTTGGTCGCGCCAGGGCAATCGCGTGGCCGTCGTCATCGAACTTACCGTTGGTGGCACTACGACGCTTGGCACCGGAGATCTCCGCTTCAGCCTGCCGACGCAAGCTCCCAATACACATGACCTCAGCCAGAGTTGCGGGATCGCATCGCTCACGCGCAGCGGCACATTCTATTCGGCAGTTTGCATTGTCCCGCCAACTACGCAATACGTGACGATGGCGCGCGATACGACTGGGTCTGTTATTGCAACTTCGCCCGGCACATCGGCGGTCGGAGATACATACCGGCTGGAGTTCGAATATACGGTCGGCGTCTGAAGTCCTTTAGATCCGGGGGGAAGTCATGGAAGCAGTACAGGGCAAGCGCAAATGGTTCGACACCACGATCAGCCTTCAATGGCTGGTCGGTGCCGCAATCAGCGCCATTGCGGCGGCAGGGGCAACTGCTGCCGTCTGGTTCAGCCTGGTCGGACGGGTCCAGGCGCTGGAACTGAAGGACATCGATCACGCTGCGCACTTCTCGCGCATCGAGGCGGATCTTCGGCAACAGCGCGCGGACGTGAAAGAGCAGCTGAAGGGTATCGGGCAGGACGTGAAGGAGATTCGCGGCTACCTGATGGACAACGCGGCCGGCAATCGGCCTGACATGCGGAGGTGGTCCCGATGATCAGTAAATGGCGGATCGGGCTGGCAGACAACTGGCGGCGGTTACACCGCAAAAGCACGGTCATTGCTGGGGTTCTCTTTACAACGGTGATGAGCACTGGGCCGCTGCTGTCGCAGGCGTGGGGCGCTATGCCTGCCGAATTGAAGGCGGTGATCCCGCAGAACGTGCAGCAGTGGATCGCCTACACCATGTTCGGACTGACGTTCCTGGCGCTGCGCTACACGGCGCTGCGCAAGAAGGAAAAGGAGGGCGATGATGCTGGCGCGTGAATTCATCGCTGGCCCTCTGGCCGATGCTTTGGCGATCCTGCCGGCGCCTATGGACACCCCACAGGCAAAGGTAATGGTGACGACCATCTGCCTGCAGGAGTCCGGCCTGATCCATCGAAAGCAGATGGGCAACGGTCCGGCGCGTGGTTTCCCGCAGTTCGAGCTCGGCACGCGCAAGACGCGCGGCGGGGTCTGGGGCGTCTACATGCATGAGGCGTCCCGCTACTGGCTCGACCAGCTTTGCGCTTCACGCGGCGTGCAGTTTCTGCCGGAATCGATCTGGCGGGCGCTGGAGACCGACGATGTGCTGGCGGCCGGCGTGGCGCGGCTGCTGCTGTTCACCGATCCGCTGCGGCTGCCGGCAATGGACGACCCGGATGGCGCGTGGGGCCTGTACCTGCGCACCTGGCGCCCGGGGAAACCCCGCCCCGAAACGTGGGCCGGCAACCACATGCTGGCACGACTGGAGGTGATTCGATGATCGCCGCACTCATATCCGTCCTATCGGACGCGTGGCCTGCGCTGCTGGCCGGCTTAGTAGCCATCGCAAGCCTTCTGTTCGGGTGGGGACGTCACAAGCAGGCACAGACCACCGAGGCGCAAGCCAAACAGAAGGAAGCCGAGGCTGACGCCAAGGTGGCGCAGATTCAGAAATCGGAAGCTGAGGCTAATGCCGCAGCTGCGCGGGAAGGTGGCGCCGCGGTAAAGGAGAGAACAGATGCCGAAAACCGGATTGCTGCTGGCCCTTCTGGCGAGTCTTCTCGCATCCTGC